ATGATGTCGACATTGATGTTGGCGATCTGGTAGCCGGCCTCTTGGACCAGTGGGGTGTAGGGCGGCTCGTGGTTTGGGCCACCGTTCTTCAAGTTCCCGAAGCTGCCGTCGTGCGTGCGAATCACCGCGACGCTGGCAAGCCGGTTGGCGACTGTCGTGTTCGCGGGGTCGAAGGTGTCGTCCTCCTTGACCATGACGAACCGAACCGCGTAGGTGGTGAGGTAGTTCCCGGCCTTCACGAACAGGAACGCGCGCCGCGCCGACTTGCTGCGGTAGTCAGCCACCGTGCCGATCGGCGCCACGTTCATTGAGTCCGTCAGCAGCGTCGTGTCCTTCTCGCACGTCACGTCCTTGTTGACGACGATGGTCGTGTCGCGCAACTGCAGGGCGTGGATGTTCTCGGTCGCCGCCTTGCGGCAGTAGACCGCGGCGTTGCTGTCGACGGCTCCGCCCGCCTCCCCGGTGACCGTCATCTGCTCCCCGGTTTGCACGTCGAAGATCTCGACGGGGTCCGTCCGGTTGCTGCTGAAGACGAAGGCGTAGCGTTCGGTCTCGGAGATGTCGGCGTAGTGGATGTAGGCGTCCGCCGGCATCGTGTCGCGCATCAGGTAGGCGACGTGCTGCGTCGGCGGACGCTTCATGAGCCCATCGGTGATCGAGACGTACGCGTCGTCCTGGACCTGGCACTGGGAGTCCAGCCGAACGTGGGGGGACTGCTGGCTGACGCCGCCGATCAGGCTGCGCCGGGCCATGCGAAGAAGCGTCATGTCAGGCCTCAGGCAATCGGCGGGAGAGGCGAGACGTCACCACCGCCCGCGTGACCACCGCCACCGCTGACGTTGGTTCGGCCGCGCGCGAGCACGTCGGCAGCCGTCGCGCCCTTGAAGATGGAGTAGTTGCCATAGCGAGCGTCCTCCTCCTGGAGAGCTGCCCAGGCCAGCATCTCGTCGCCGCGGGCGTAGCCGTCCATCTCGGCGATGCCGAGTTGCCGGTTCATGTAGATCCGGCCGGCTCGGATCTGGATGTAGTAGCGCGCCGTCTCCGGTAGGTCGGCCCATGGGAGTTGCACTACGACGTCGACGACTACCTTGGAGAGGGGGGGCGTGTAGGTTCTGCCGACGGTGTCGTACATGAACCCGCCGCGCTGCACCAAGATCCGGCTTCCGTAGGCTCCGAAGCGGGGCTTCGCCGTGATCCAATTCGTCTGGACGGGGAACTTGCTGGCCGAGTCCGGGAGGATCTGGTGGCCGTACTCGGTGTTCCACGTGAAGCCCTTCGACTGGACAAACCGATTGGTCCGATCGAGGAGCCTCTTGGCCGTGAGCACGTCGGCCGTGCCTGTGTCGAGCGAGTTGACCGGCGCCTCGCCGACGATCGACAGCATCTCGTTGACGGCGTCGAGTTCTGTCGTTGCAACAACCTCAGCCACGGATCACCTCCCAAAAGGGGCGGAACCAGGATACCCCCAACGGCTCCTGATTCCGCCCCGGCTGCAAAGAGGATGCTCTACGTCGAGACAACCGAGCCGCAGGCGGCCTCGTGCAGGACGCCGTGGCCGACCGCCATCCGAGCCACCACCGCGGTGGCCTGGAACTCGATCATGTACTCGGTCTGGAGTTGCAGCCCGAGCAGCTGCACCGTCCCGAGCCCCTCGGTCTGGAAGAAGATCGCCTCCACCGCCGAGAAGTCGCCGGTGTAGTCCGTGCCGCGCTGGCCGGTGTCCGCGCTCGTGGTCGAGCCGAGGGCCAACAGGTCCCCGACGCGGTTGGAGCTGTGCAGGTGGAAGCCCTGGTACATCATGACCCGGCCGCGACCCGCGTCGCCACCCGTGCCGGGGAAGTCCGCGCTCGCCATCGACACGGTCGACGCCCCGACGTTCGACACCAGCATGTAGTACTGGGTCGGGTTCAGGACGAAGTGACGTCCCTCCTTGGGGATGTCGTTCTGGTCGAAGCGGACCGCGGCCTCCTCGATGGTGGCCTTGATCGACGCCGCGCTCGAGGCGAAGTCGGAGTCGATGATCTGCTCGCCGCCGCTGCCCCACGAGCCTTCGCCCGAGAGGGTGGCCGCCTTCTCCGAGCCGTTGAAGCACACCTGCATCAGGGACAGGTCGTACTTCTCGGCCAGGGCGCGGCCCTGGGCGGTGGCGTAGGGCGCGCGAACGTCCCAGTGAGCCATCGCCTCGTCGATGTCGGAGATCAGGATCGGCGACAGCAGGATGTTGTCGACCTCGATCACCTTCTCGCCCGTTCCCGGACGCGACAGGTAGGTCGGCTCGTTCACCGTGCCGGTGTAGTTGCGCAGGATGTCCTCGCCCGGCGTGTGGTATGCCGCGGTCGCGACACCCACCAGCGGGAACTGAGCGGACTTGCCCTGAGTGATCGTGCGAGAGCGCGTCAGCCCCCGCATGATGTTGATGTCCTCGAACGCGGTGAGAACCTCGCCCGAATACTGCTTCAGAAAGAGGTTCTGGTTGTCGGCACTTGCCAAACCGAACCGACTGGGAAAGCTGACTTCGGCGACCATTGGGTCGACCTCCTGGTATGGGTGAACAGACGACGACGTACCTGTCCAGCCTCTGGCCTTCTTGCCGAACCAGGAGGCGCGGGTTGTCCCCCGCAGGGGGCCCGGCCTGGCTACTGAAGAGTAGCGGGGCTAGCTGCCCACGATTCTAGCCCAGCCCTGGGGAGAGCTGTCAACCGCCCCTTGAACCCCGAGGCGTTCACGACGGTCGTCCCCTCGCGCTTCAGCAGGTGCAGGAGGGCCCGGGTGAACTGATTCACCTGCAGGGTCTTGTCCTCGAGGTGGGCGTGCCCGGTGATGTCGCAGCCGGTGACCGCGATGTCCCTGCCTCCCAGCCGGTGGGCCAGGACGATGGCTGGGATCATCGACGTCATGAACCCCGGGAGGTCTGGATCGGCGAGGCCTTGCTCGCGCCACTCGCGCCAGGCCTTGATCTTCAGCTTCTGCCGCTCAGCTGCGATCTTGGTCGCTTGATCCCACTCGCTCGTGCAGTGCCAGAAGACCTTGGCCTTGGTCCTCTCGATGACCCTGCGGCGGATGTGGTCAAAGCGGGTCGGCGCGTCGATCACCAGCAGGTGGTCCGGTCGGATCCCATACTGCTCGCAGTCGTTGATACCGAGGACGGTGATCCCGTCGGGCTGCCTGAAACCCTCCCGCACCGCCAGCCCGCAGCCTGCAACGAGAATCTTCATGGGTCCGGCAGTCCATCGAGGAGGTAGCTGCCCTTCGGGGCGCTGAACTTCACGTCGGGGAACGCCTGCTGGATCCTGGTGAAGGCCGAGAGGACCTGGCGCCAGCGCGGCGCGCGCTTGGTCTCGGGGTAGAGATCCGACCCGCGGTAGAGGTTCTCGTCACCACCGTCGAAGCCGTGCAGCACGACGTCCGTGGAGCCGAGCTTGCACGCCACGTAGATCGCCATCGTGCCGGTGGTCCACAGGCCCGACGCCGGCGGGGCCATGCGCACGATCCACGGCGGCGGCTTCTTCCCGGCCTGCGTCGCCGTCCCCATCCGGGAGAGCACCTTCTCCAGGTTCTCCTCCCGCAGCACGAGGCGGCCGCCCCAGTCGTAGGGCGCGTGCAGGATCTCGCGGATCATCGTGAAGTCCATCGCGCAGAGCCAGTCGATCTCGGTGTCGCGGTAGGCCGCGTTGCATCCGACGACACGATCCCAGGGCGACGGCCGCTTGAAGCCCTGCCGCGACGGCCCGTTCCCGAGGACGTGGATCTTGCGCCCGGCTTCGGAGAACTCCTCGAGCCTCAGGATGACGGGGGGATCGTCGGCTCGACGGGCGATGTCGGGATGCCCCATGTTCCATACACCTGCAGGCTGAACCACGTGAGGAAAGCCCACGCCTCTTGGTCGCGGAGCTCGCCGTCTCCATCGGTATCGAAGCTCCGCGCATTCCTGGCAAAGCCGATCAGGATCTCCGCGTCCTGGAGAGGGATGGTGATGGACTGACCGATAGGGGCAACACAGCCCGAGAGGAGAGCCAGGAACAGCAAGAGGATCTTCATGATGCCTTCTTGGTATCGGTCATTCGGTCGACGATTCGGTCGAGGAGTTGCGCTGTGCGCTCTTGCAGGTTGGCGATGCTGTTGAGTTGCTGGGTCTGGTCCTCGAGCTGGGTAAGGATTTGGTCGTGCACTTCCTTCTCCTCCCTCTCGAAGGCCGTGAAGGCGTCAATGGCGCGGCGGAACTGGTTGTGCGACTCTTGGCACTGGACGATTGCCTGTCTGGCTATGTCCACAAAGTCGGTTATCTGCCGGTCGCGTTGCTCGAGCATCTTCTCGCTGCGCTCGACCAGCTTGTCATTCCTCGAGGACGAGCGCTTGGTCATGTACACGAGGGCGCCGACCAGAGCCGACAGGAGTCCCATGAAGGCCATGAGGATCGGCTGCCACTCGGTCACTGCGCCTTCCATGTACGCTCCCCCCTTAACTCAGCGTGCCTTGGTGTGCGTGAAGCCTTGGAAGTTGGCAAGCCTCTGGGCGACGCTCTCCCGGTAGGCCGGATCGTCCCTGTAGCGCGGGTCCCGCATCGCGGCGGTGACCTCGGCCTCGGAGCGGAACGGCTGGCCGACGTCGCTCCTCGCCGAGAACCCCTCGGCATCGACGGTCGTCCCCGCGGCGCCCGAGCGTTCGAACTGGGCGTGGAGCCCGCGGATTGCAGCGATGGCCAGGTTCACGTCAGGGCCCTGGATCGCGGCGTTGATCGAGAGGAGCTCGTCGCGGGGCACGTTGTCGTAGGCCCATCGCTTCATCTGCTGGAACTTGTCCTTGCCGCCTGTGATCTGGAAGACGGCGGCCTCCTGCTGCGCGGCCTCGGCCCGCACGCCGTTGATGAAACGGTCGACGAAGATGCGCGGGTAGCCGGCCTTCTCGAGCTTGGAGTAGCTCTCGCCGGACAGCTTCCCCTTCTCGAGGAACTCGTTGGAGAACTCCTCGAGGAACTTCTCCGGCGACGGCTTGGTCTCGGTCCCTGGCTGGGGAGGGATGTCGAGGTCGAGGTCGGGCTTCAGGCTCTTGGCCTTGGGGGCGAGTGGCGCCTCCGCGTCGACCTCTTCGGCTTCGACCGGCGGCGGCGGCGCGGGATCGCTCGGCCTCGATTGCCTGCGCTCCAGCTCGACGTAGGCGTTCTGTAGATCCTCGACGCTGTTGAACTTGCCCAGGATCTTGCCGGACTCTTCGGGCTCCGGTCGTTCGGGCCCGGTGGGTTTCCCCATCTCGATGTTGATCTGCTCAGCCATGTATCAGCCTCTCTGCGCTCCGTTTGAGAACGAGTTCGCCGCGGCGGCGAGCTCCGGTCCTGCTTGCTTGACGAACTCCGGGCCGACCCTCGCCGCCAGCGCCGCCATCTGCTGCGCCTGGCGCTCCTGCGCCAACTGCTCCTCGGCCTTGACGAGGCCCTCGTCCTCGATGCCCGAGGCGACCGCTCGCCGGCGGAGATACTCCGAGACGTTGAGGTGCTCGAGCACCGCGCTTCCGAACAGTTGGAGCGCCCCGCCGATGAAGGTGTCCAGCCTCAGCAACTCGTGCCCGCGGCCGATCGCGGCCAGCCCGGTGACGATCGCCGTCTTCACCTCTTCGGGCTGCGGGTTGATCCGACCCTGACGTTCGAGGCGCCGCACGGTGATCGAGACCAGGGGGTCCTGGAGTTCGGTCGCGAGCTGGGAGAAGCTGCCGCCGAGGGCGTCCTCGAGCTCCTGCGCCAGGACCCGGATCTCCTCGGCCGTGACCCGCTCGGCCTGGCGGGGGTTGTTGAGGAGGAAGGCGTCGCTGAGCCGGTTCTCGATCCTCTGCACCTGGAGTTCGGCGGTGCGGAGGTCGGCGAACTTCTGGGACTGCACGGTCTGCACGTCCTGCGCCCGGCCAGGGCGGATGTCGCCGTTGCGCGCCCCGTCCAAGGTCTCCAGGTCGGTCAACCCCGAGGGGTCCACGAGGAAGATGATCTTGGCGCCGGCGACGCCGGCCTCGAGGATCGCCTTGCTCAGCCCCTCGAGGGAGCGGAGGTCGCCGACATACTCCTCGACGTAGGCGCGGCCGTAGTCCTCGCCGTCCATCCTCTGCATCCGCAGTGGGATGTAGGGCATCTCGTCCACGCGCCAGTCGCGCTGCGATCCGGGGATGACCTTGCCGGCGAGCTCGCGGAACTCCTCGAAGCCCGCGCCCTTCCGCTGGACCATGGTATGAATCTCGACGTAGCCACCCTGCCCGGACGCCTCGCTCTTGATGTCGCCCTTATCGACCAGGCCCTGCAGCTCCTTGGGCAAGGTCAGGGGCGAGCGCCGCGTCTGCGTCACGATGGTGACCACGTTCCCGCGGGGGTCGCGGTCGACGACGTAGCTGTCGAGGTGGAAGACTCGTGGGCCCTCGTCCGGGAGGTGGATCAGCGCGTTGCCCGCGACCAGGGCCTGGCGCAGGGCGTCGAACACGAACACCCTGGAGTTCTGCAGGTTGATCTCCTGCATGGTCGCCCTCTCATTCAGGGCGAGCGCGTCGTCGATCGCGTTCTTCTGCTTCGGACGCAGCCCGGCCATCGCTGCCTCCTGCAGGATGAACCGAAAGAACAGGGCGTTTGGCGGCATCAGGGTCAGCAGCAGCTTGCTCGCCAAGTTGTTGACGCCGCGCGCCCCCATCGACTGGAAGGTCTGGGTCAACTCGGCCGCGGAGTTGTCGGTCTCCGAGTTCTGCCTCACCAGGTGAGGGATCGTCAGTTGGGCGAACTCGCGCGCTCGCGCCAGGAACGGCTCGCGGACGATCTCGAGCCGCTTGTAGGTGTCCGAGGCAATGCCCACGTCAGACTCCGACCGGAGGAACCGGGATCGTCAAGGACTTGAGACCCACCGACTTCTTGCGACGGCCCGCCTTCTGCAGCGGACGATCGACCTCGGTCGCCACCTCTTCCGGGGGATCAGGAGCTGGCGGGGGAGGTTCCGGAGGACGGGGAACCGAGGGACTCGAGATGCACACGGTGGCTACCTCTGGAGTTGAGACTCCGAAATCATCTCCAGCCACTCTAGCACGGATTCCTGCCCTGCGCGAAATAGGTCGTCCCTCTCATTGCCGTCCGGCGCCGGCCGGTCGTACTTGAACCGGGTCCGCAGCGCCACGATCAACTCTCGCTTCACTGGGGGGAAGTCGGCGTTGGCAATGAACTTCTTGTTAGGCTGGCCCATACGCCTCCTGCTTGCGGTGTGGCCCCTTGTAGTGCTCCATCACATCCCCGAGCGGGGTGTGGGGCCAGACGTGGAGATCCTTGATGTCGTCCGAGAGGCTGCGTGCACGGAGCGGCGACACGGAATCCTTTGCCAGGTCGAAGGCCCGGCTGTCGGTCTGCACGTCCTCCCGCAGGATCGAGCCGTCGAGGTAGGCCTTCTTCGAGTGTGCCACCAACTGGCGACCCGCCTCCGTCTGCAGGTTGAAGGCGACGAAGCCAGTCTCGGAGTGCTTGAAGCGTGGCCTCCCGAGGTAGACGGTGTCGAGATCGTCGGGCAGGAGTTCGGCGAGCCAGGCCTTCGAGACCTCGCTGCGGGTTCGGACGTCGCCGTCGAGCCAGATCCGCCAGCCCGCTCGAGGCAACAGGGGCGAGGACCAGGCGAAGACCTTGTGGCAGAAGCGCCGCGGCTGCTGCTGGTAGTTGGTCCGATGGTCCTTGCACTGCCGCATGAAGTGGGCCCGGTCGGTGTCGGTGTCGAGGGTGAGGTAGTGAATCCGCGGCGACAGGATCGGGAACGGCTCGATCCCCTCGTGGAAGCAGAAGCAAACCACCTCGTCGGGCCAGTAGCCGAGGAAGCTCCGCAGGAACCAGTGGCCGTACTGCTCGTACCCCTGCTGGCTGAACGTGGTGACGACGTGTGCTGCTACCATGTGACGACGAAGAGGCCGTAGGGGTTCTTGACCGGCGGGTATTTGATCCCCGTAGCCTCCTCGACGACGAGGTCCTGCGCAACGAAACGCTCGATCCACCAGTCGCTCGATTCCACGGTGCGGTGGGTGCCGATGATGTCGGGCCGCTGCGCGATGCCCATGATCATCCGGTGCTTGGCAACCCGCCGACATTCCGCGATCGCCGCGGGGACGTCGAGCTCACCGAGGTGCTCGAAGACATCCCAGGAGGTGACGACGTCGAACTCGCCATCGCCGTAGATCGAGAGGTCGGTGGCGCTCGGGATGTGCTTCACGAGGACGTGGTCGCACAGCGCCGGCACGATCTCGCAGCCCCTCGTGTCGAAGCCGAGGGCGCGGCCGACCTTCAGTGACTCACCGCGGCCGCACCCGACGTCGAGGATCGACCGGCAGTTGGGCGGGACATACTTCCGCAGCATCTGCTCGACCACCGACTGGCGCCACTCGCGCATCCTGTAGACGGGGTCGTCGCGGTAGATCTCGCCGTAGTAGCCGGCGGGATCCTTGACGAAGTCGACGTCAGACGTCGGCCTGTTGGGGTTTCTGCGTCGCATGGATCAACTGCAGGTAACGCCTGCTGTTCTCCTCCCCGACCCACTCGCGCAGCACGCGCCGGTCGGTGTCGAGGTAGGGGAACTTCTCGTGCGAGTAGGTGTGCCAGTTCCGTTTGATCGCGGGCTTCCCGGGCATCGCCTTCATCGCCACCATGTACGGCGTGTTCGTGATGTTCGCCCGGACCTCGCGGTACAACTGCTTGATCGGCTCCTTCGCCTTGAGCAGCTCGAGCACCCGGTCCTTGATGGACTTGTGCCACGCCATCGTGCACGCGAACGGTCCGGACTGCCCGGTCTTGTTGTTGTAGCCGCCGCTCGGCAGGTGATAGAGGCGACCCCACCGCTGGCCCCACAATGGCGCGCGGATGTTGAGCCGCGGGACCAAGTGCTTGACGTAGTCCGGCGAGTAGTAGTCGTCGTCCTCGAAGATGACGAACAGGTCGCCGCTGGCGCGCTCGAGCGCGTTCGCCATGTTGTCGTAGAAGTCGCCGCCGTGTTCGATGATGTGCTCCATCGGACCTTTGTGGGTCTGGAGGCTGAACCATCGCTTGCAGAGGCCGAGGGCCTCAGGCCGGTCGCATGTCGGTGTGAGAACGCTGACTAGCATTCACTTCCTCTTCGAGCTTGAAGAACAGGTCGTAGGCTTTGGGGTCGCGGTGCGCGCGGGTGTAGCTGAACCGTTCCGGCCACGGTTTCCAGGGTTGGGTCTCCATGTTCGTCCAGTGGATGAGCTTCGCGCCCTGCCTCAGGCCGTCGCAGCAGTTCCACTCGCCCGGGATGGTGCGGACCGCCGGCACCATGGACATCCAGCGGTTGACCTGGACGGCTTGCTTCTTCATCTCGGCGATCGAGGGCAGGCTCGTCTTGGCCTCGCTGTCGATGACCATCACCGCCATCCCGTTGACCGACGAGTTCCACTTGTCCGGCTTGCGGTAGGCGTAGAGTTCCTCGATCGGTGCGAGCAGCGCCATGTCCGCGTCGAGGTAGATCCCGAACCGACAACCGATCTCGCGGCAGAGCTCCGGCACCGCGAACCGGAAGCCCGAGAAGTGCGTCGCCCATCGCCGGGAGTTGGAGAAGTACGGCAGCGCCGGCTGCGCGGCCCATCCCGTCCACCGTCCTTCGCCGGCGCGCATCCAATGGATCTCGACCGCCTCCTTCGTGTGGGCCTGGATCGAGTGCTCAAGGACTCGCTCGGCTCGGCCCATCCGCTCGTCGGTCCCAACGAAGACGTGGATCGTTTCGCTCATGAGTCAAAAGAGGGGCGCAACCTGCCTGCCCACAGGCTGCGCCCCAGAAAAGGAGGGGCCCCGCTCAATCACCTCATGCGCGTGCTCGTCCATTCCGAGGACCCCTCCGGTGTTGCACTGACCGGCTTGTCTACAGCCAACCGTCGGTCCGCCGCGGCGAGCAAGCGATAGGCAACTTGCTGCGCGCTGGTCCGGTCGTCGCAGAACCAGCAGCGAACACGGTGGTCGAGACTCCAGGATGCGAGGCTGCCGATCACTGCGTTCGGTCGGACCTCGCCGAGGTATCGCTGGTTGAGCACGTCGCCAACGGATCCCTCGATGATCAGGTGCGGGTGCTCCGTGCTCGCGCCGAGGCGGAGAAGCATCATCTCGAACCGCCGCCGCTCGCGACCGATGCACCCGATCAGGTCGCTGAGTTCCTTCCGCTCGATGATCAGATAGTCCTCGGCGCCGGCAAGAGCGTAGTCGCCCGTCTCCAGCTTGGCGGTGACTGTCGCGGTAGGGAAGGTCCACGGCCTCTGCTCTCTCGTGTCGATGATGATCGGGAGAGTCAACTCGCTACTGCTCTTGCGCTTCCGCGGGCTCGATCTCCTTGCGGAGGACCCCTGCGATCTCTCGGAGTTGCGCGAGGCGGCACTGGCCGATGTTTGCGATCTCTCCGAGGTCGACACGATCGGCACAATACTCAAACCTCTTGGCGCTGGGAACGCCCAGCAGCTCGAGGCTCTGCTGGATCTCGCGCATCAGCTCGATCCCTTCGGGCAGGTGTTGGTCCTCTGGCTCGGCCTCGGGCTCCTCTGCTGGGGGCTCGGGTAGTTGCGGGATCTCGTCGTAGTCGACCGGGTCGGGGCCGGTCACCGTCACGCTCGTGACCTTGACCTCCTCGTCCTCCTCCTCGACCACCTCGTCGGCGCGCAGCGCGGCCTGGTCCCGGGAGGAGATCGGGATCTTGCCTCGGTTCACAGCTTGCCGGATCGCGGCCTTCATCGCCATGGCGATGTAGTCGGTCTTCCACGGGCCCTTGTTGCCGGACGGCGATCGCTTGCGGAGCTGTTCGATTTTCGCACGCGACACCAGGTGAACGACGGTCTCGCGGCTGTTGCCCTTGGCAAGAATCGCGATCACGTAGACACCGAGCAGCTTGTTGTCCGGGCTGTCGAGCTTCTCCCAGTCGAGCGGGTGGTGCACCTCGTCGGTCGCACGGTCGTACTCGAAGACCTCGCCCTCGTAGACGCAGTGGACGTTGATCTTCACCACCGACGGGTGACGGCGCGCCATCTCCAGCAGGCCTTTGTAGCCGACGACCGCGACCGTGTCGGTCTTGTTCGACTTGTTGTTCTTGAAGGGCACCAGGTAGAAGTGGCCGAGCGTGTCGCCCGGCTCGAGGCCCATCGCCGCGGCCTTCGTCACCGCCGCGAAGAAGCTCGAGGGGTTCGACTTGAAGGCGTTCATCAGGTGCGGGTCGCGCCCGACGCTGGCGTTGACCGCCGCTGCGAACTGGTTGAACTCCAGCGTGCCCTGCGGCAGCAGATCGGAGAGCACCGACTGCTTGGACTTGATCAGTGCGGTGACGGGAGAGACGGCGAGGGCTTTGGAGTCGGACATCAGCTTGTCTCGGAGGCTAGGAAGGGCAGGAAGTGGGTGATCAACTCGGACTCGACCTCGACGTCGTTGCTGACGTAGGCGTAGATGTCGTCGGGTGTCATGGTCTCGACGAGACGGCCACTCGACAGCTTCGCCGGCAGGCCGAAGCGCTTCAGCCAGTATTCGAGCTTGTAGGCCGGGCCCGGGTAGAACTGCGTGTGATCGGCGAGGTCGAAGATGCGGCGCCGATAGTGCGGGTGGCTCGGATGCGGCCACCACGGGCACGGGCTGCCGAGCTTGTGAAGCGCGGTGCGGAGTTCGATGAACGGCAAGTCGAAGCC